CCGCTCTGGGCGGCGACGGCGTGTCTTTGTTCGGTAACAACTCCAGCGGCACTCGCGTTGGTCATCCTTTGGTTGGCGGTGGTGTGAACTACAACAGCCCAACTACTGGTGTTGACTTGAACGAGACATCGTTGGAAAACGCTACCATCCAGATCGCTGCTTGGACTGATGAACGTGGTCTGTTGATCGCTGCCAAACCAGTCAAGTTGATCATCCCTCCATCACTGATGTTCGTTGCCAAGCGCTTGCTGGACACCGAACTGCGTGTTGGTACTGCTGACAACGACATCAACGCGTTGAAGCAGATGGGCACCATCTCTGGTGGTTACACCGTCAACAACTTCTTGACCGACAACAACGCTTGGTTCCTGACCACAGACGTTCCAAACGGTTTGAAGCACTTCGAGCGTACCGCTCTGTCCACTTCGATGGACGGCGACTTTGATACCGGCAACGTCCGTTACAAAGCCCGCGAGCGTTATTCGTTCGGCTGGTCTGACCCATTGGGTATGTGGGGCTCTTCGGGTTCGTCCTGATGAGAATGAAAAAGGGGCCTTGTGCCCCTTTTTCTTTTGGTGTATATTGCAACCACTCCCGGACTTTCCGGTGTATCTGACGGCTCCGGGCCGACGTCATGCAGACAGATACGCCTTAACCGCATGAGGAATCATCATGGCTAATACCACCTTCAACGGCCCAGTTCGCTCCGAGAACGGCTTTCAAGACATCACCATTAACGCCACCACTGGTGCCATCACCGTTGACGCCACCTTCGGCGCAGCCACCAGCGTGGACAGCGTTACGGTTTCTTCCTTCGTGGACCTTCCCGCCATCCTGACTGCAGCTCTGCCTGCCGCTGCCGCTGGCAATGCTGGCCAAGTTCGTTTGATCTCTGACAACGGCGCTGGCAACAACGAGTATTGCTTGGTCATCAGCACTGGTGCCGCTTGGGTTACTGCCGTCGGCGCAGCCCTGAGCTAATTGATCTCGGGGGCTCCGGCCCCTTTTTTAAAGGAGATTGATTATGACAATGCAGACAGACGTCCTAGCTGGCACGCTTATTGAGAGCGGGTTCATCTACAAGCAACGCACACGCGTCAAAGGCGTGTCGGTCAAGGGCGACGGCACAAATCCCGGCGTTTTGGACATTTTTGACACAGTGACAGCACCGGTTACGGCTACTTATGCCCGGACCGGTACCTTAGTTACGGTGACAAAGAGTGCTCACGGGCTGAAGACGGGCGACACGATTGGTATAGCGTTCAGTGCGGCTTCTGGAACCGCCGCCACTGATGGCAACTACACCGTGACCAAGCTGACAGACAACACCTTCACGGTGACTGACATCAACTCGGGAACAGTTGCGTCGAGCACTGCCTGCGTCTACTCTTCACGCTGGATTATGACGTTCCGAATTGATGCCGGAGATGCGTACGTGAACTACTGGCTCCTCCCGGGACAAGGTATTTTGGCGTTGAACGGCATTTACCTGAATGTCACCGACCTAAACGCTGCTTCGGTGTTCTATGGCTAAGACCCCAGCATGGACGCGCAAAGAAGGCAAGTCCGAGAAGGGCGGCTTGAACGCGAAAGGGCGGGCGTCTTACAACAAGGCGAACCCCGGCAAGCCCGGCCTGAAGGCTCCCCAGCCCGAGGGCGGCAAACGCCGCGACTCTTTCTGCGCTCGTATGGAAGGCATGAAGAAGAAGCTGACCAGCGAGAAGACAGCCAAGGACCCGGACAGCCGTATCAACAAAAGCCTGCGGGCTTGGAAGTGCTGATATGTCCCAGAACCACGACACCGTAAAGAACACGCTGGACATTCTTTCTGTGTTTGCCACCATCGGGTCCTTTTTCGAAATGATGACCCCTGTGTTTGGCTTCATTGGTGCTGTCTGGACCTTGATGCGTATTGCTGAAATGGTGACTGGCAAGCCTTTTGCGGAGATCATCCGCCGAAAGAAACCCGATGCCGAGCAGCAGTAAGAAACAACATGACTTCATGAATGCTGTGGCCCATAGCCCAGCATTTGCAAAGAAGGTAGGCGTCCCACAATCCGTGGGCAAAGATTTTTCCAACGCGGACAAGAGCCGCAAATTTAAAGAAGGTGGCGATATGAAAGAGTCCAAAGCAATGGTAGCCAAAGAGATGGCCTTCATGAAAAAGAAGGGCGCTCCCAAATCCATGATCAAGCACGAAATGGCCGAAGCCAAGGGCAAGCCCTTTGCCAAGGGCGGCATGACCAAGATGGGCGCTGTGAAGACAGCCGCTCCAAGCCGTGATGGTATTGCTGTTAAAGGCAAGACCAAAGGCACCATGGTCACCATGAAGTCCGGCGGCAAGACCTGCTAAGCCATGATGGCCAGTCGCGGTATGGGGGACATCGCCCCCTCCAAGATGCCCAAAGGCGTGCGTAAAGCACGCCGGGATGACACCGATTTCACGCAATACGCTGAAGGCGGCAAAGTCAATGCGGCTGGCAATTACACCAAGCCCAGTCTGCGCAAGCGGATTGTGTCTCAGGTGAAAGCCGCGGCAACCCAAGGCACCGGTGCTGGCCAGTGGTCAGCCCGTAAAGCCCAGTTAGTGGCCAAAAAGTACAAGGCTGCTGGCGGCGGGTATCGAGACTGACATGAAAGCCCCGCAAAAATCGCTCAAGGATTGGGGTGACCAGAAGTGGCGCACCAAGTCCGGCAAACCGTCGTCAAAGACGGGGGAGCGGTATTTGCCCGAAGCTGCCATAAAATCGCTGTCATCGGCAGAGTATGCGGCCACCACAAAAGCCAAGCGAGCTGGTAAAAAGGCTGGCAAGCAGTTTGTGGCGCAGCCCAAAACCATCGCAAAGAAAACAGCAGGGTTTAGATAATGGCAACATCAGGCGTCTCCAATTTCAACCTCGACTTGACTGAGATCGTTGAGGAGGCGTTCGAGCGCGTGGGCTCTGAGATGCGTACGGGCTATGACCTGCGTACAGCACGTCGTTCGATGAACTTGATGTTTGCCGACTGGGCCAACCGTGGGCTGAACATGTTCACCTACGAACAGGGCTCGATTGCGTTGGTGCCGGGCACGGCTACGTACAACTTGCCCGAAGACACCGTGGACTTGCTGGAACACGTCATTCGCACCGGTGCAGGCAGCGCTTCGACACAGGCAGACCTGACCATCACGCGTATCAGTGTTTCTACCTACGCCACGATTCCCAACAAGCTGCAACAAGCTCGGCCCATTCAGGTCTGGATTGAGCGCTTGAACACACCTCGTTTCACTGTGTGGCCTGTGCCAGACAACACCCAAACATACACGTTTGTGTACTGGCGTCTGCGCCGCATCCAGAATGCTGGCGAGGGTGTGAACACCATGGACATGCCGTTCCGGTTCTTGCCTTGCATGGTGGCAGGCTTGGCCTACTACTTGGCCCTGAAAGTGCCCGGCGGCACAGAACGCCTTGGCGTGCTCAAACAGCAGTACGATGAGGCATGGGACTTGGCTTCTTCCGAAGACCGCGAGAAGGCCGCTGTGCGCTTTGTGCCACGCCGCCAGTACATTGGAAGCGGTACGTAAATGGGCAATCGGTTTGCCAGTGCCAAGAACTCGATCGCCCAGTGCGATCGTTGTGGTTTCCGCTTCAAGCTCATAGAGCTGCGCAAGGAAATCATCAAGACCAAGACGTACAATCTCTTGGTATGCGATTCTTGCTGGGACCCAGATCAGCCGCAGCTTCAGTTGGGCATGTACCCTGTGGATGACCCGCAAGCGGTGCGCAACCCACGCCGTGACACTACATACGTCACAGCCGGACCCAACGTGGCCGGATACCTAACCGGCGGTAGCCGAGACATCCAGTGGGGGTGGAACCCTGTTGGTGGTGCTCGGTTCTTTGAAGACGAGCTTACCCCTAACTACTTGGTGTTGACTACAGCAGTCGGCCAAGTGACAATCTCAACATCGTAAGGAGTCCATCATGGATGCAAAAACCGCAGTTCGCAAGCACGAGAGCAACATGCACCCCGGCCAAAAGCCTACCAAGCTGCGTGCTGGTGGCAAGACCAACAGCGACATGCTGAAAATGGGTCGTGGCTTGGCTAAAATTGCCAACCAAAAATCCCCCGGTCGCAAAGGAGCCTAATATGGCAACGTACCGCTCTCCCAAGCCTGCTGCTACGCAGGCCGTTTTGCCTGACACTGACAACAAGAAGTACATGCGCGACATGAACGTCTCTGTTGGCACGAATCACAGCAACGACTACAAGCCAACCAAAACCTCGGGCATCAAAATCCGTGGCACTGGCTGCGCTACAAAAGGCGTAATGGCTCGCGGCCCAATGGGCTGATACGAACATGAACTACACCCAGTTGACCGCTGCAATCTGCGATTACACGCAGAACTTTGACCAAGACTTCATTGACAACATTCCGGTGTTTGTCACGCAGGCGGAGCAGCGCATCTACAACACGGTGCAGTTCCCTTCGTTGCGCAAGAACGTGACA